AAGCATGGTTGCTTCTTTTATGTCAAAGGGAACACTTTCATTAGATATATAACTTGCAGTAATCACGTCTGTAATAAGAACTACATTATTGAACTTTATAATACCATTAGCATAATCAGTAACTGTATACGCAGATGAAGATACCAACACAGAATTCTTGTAAACTGTGATAGTTTGGCTTTTCGCCCACAATCTAAGCCCAATAGGAGCTTGGTAAGTCTTTAAATCTGTTGTTCCTGTGGGTTGAGTAAGAGTTTCTGATGTAATCGTTGTTCCATACCCAAATGTGTAGTTAGTCCACAAAACTCCCAATGCTACCTTGTCTAGAATAGCAGCAGGGATTGGAGAACCAACTCCACCACCAGAACTAGAAAGCAATGGAACTATTTTATAATATCCCAAATCAGGAAATTCTTGTAGGTAACTATTTGCACTAGTTGTATCAACTTGTATAAACCATTTTAGAACCTGAATATATATAGAGTTTACTTTTCTATAAGGTCTATTTTTTAGGACTACAGTAGTTAATTGAGGATTAAATGGTTGAGCACGGAATCCTGTTTTGGTCTCATCAATGGTTTGTGTGTCAAAGAATCTCCTGCAAATTCTATTTACTTCTCCAGAAGCTCTAAGCAAAATTCTATCAAGCTCTCCACTAGAATAAATAGTGCTGGAAGATGTAATACCCAATCCTGTGGCATATGAATAATTTACAAATTCATCTTTTGTAACATAGCTTGAATCTACCGCCAACATTTTCTTTGTCCCTGTTGGGGTAATAAGTCCTGTTTCCACCGTTCCTGATTGTATTGTATTACTCATTTTATTAAATGTTTATTCAAATTTTTCCAAAATTCTTTTATCCCCTTTTCCCATGTGTAGTTCTCTTGGACATACTTCTGAGCACTTATTCCTTTCTTTTTTACCTCTTCTTGATTTTCGTAGCAATATCTTAAATACTTTACCAACTGTTTATAATCTGGTTCCATCCAATTTCCACAGTCTCCATCTTCTTTATAAACATTCTTACTAAAATCTTCTGCTGGTACCCATTTAAAATCTAAACCCCACCCCATTTTCTCATTAAAATAGTCTGACTGTCCTGTGCCATTGGTAACAATGCAAGGAATGCCTGTTGCACAAGCTTCTACTGGTGGCAACCCTGCACCCTCTCCTCTTGTTGGAAAAACGAAACAATCTATCTTTTTCCAAAAATTATCTATTAATTCTTCGTGTGTCCAAGGAGAAAGATGAACTTCTATTCTTTTATCCTTAGTCATAAAGTGATAAAAAGTGTTTGAGGTTTTACATATGAGTTTTACCTTTTCTCCATTTGGAAATGCTTCTGAGAATGCTTTGACCAATAAGTCCGTTCCCTTTCTCAAACTTAAAGCTCCCATATGTCCGAATGTAAAAACTTTATTATCTCTTTTCAAAGGATAAAACTTCTTAAAATCAATTCCTAAATGAAAAACTTCAATTGGAACTCTAATTCCAGAATCTAAGAATGCTTTTTTACAATGATTACTATAAGTAATCACAGCATCTAATCTATTCATTATTCCAACCCATCTAGCAGGAATAAGAGATGTTTCAAATGGAACCAATCCAATATTCTTTGAAAAAGGTGAGCATACCCACTTTTCATTTGGTTGTTCGTGCCAAATCATTATTCCATCTTGTCGTATTTTCTCTTTTGACATTCTTGAAATATCTCTGTCTATAATTCCAGATACCATACCAACTAATGCTGGTTTTTTGTCTATGCTATTCTTCAAAAGATAATATGTAACTTTTCCCCAACCAGAAGTTGAATCAAGATGGGAAGTGAACCCGAAATACTTATCTTCTTTCCAATGATTTTCATTATATTTAGGAACACTTCCAATTCGCAAATCAATTGGACATCTTTTGCTTATTCTTATTGCCTCTGAAAAATCTAATTCTAGATCTACATTACAATCATAAAATTTATTATCTAAGAATATAGCAGAATCACGAGTATTGAGTATTTTGCATTTTATTGTATTTTTTGATGTGCTTTCCATACTTTCATATTTTCGTTGACAGGCTCTTCAGCGATGGATTCTGTAAGCTCGAAGAGAACTACACAATCCACCCACTGCCAACATTTATTTATAAATATTGTCAATTAACTTACACAATCGGATCTGCAACATTTGTCAACATACCAACCCATGGTTCTGCTTTCAAAGCCAAGACAGTGTATTCATTAATATAGAATCTTACTGTATCTGCCATTTTAGCCAATTCTGTTCTTCCTAATGGAACAAGATCTACCATCTGTATTCCTTGTTCATCGTGTCTCAAAAGGTAAATGGTTGAAACCGATCCACCCTGTGAACCTGACGAACCAGAAGAAGTTACTGGATATGGCAATGCTGGGTTACAGAAGAAATCTCCTATAACTGGAACCGCACCAATCGCAGAAGTGTATGTCGTAACATGATCACCTGCTGCTAGAATATTCTCCTTTGAATCTAACTGGATAAAATACCTGGCTGCTGCTCCTACTATCTGATTGATAACATTCTGAATACCGAATGAACAATAAATTGCATCGAGGTGACTTCCACCTTGCAATCTGATGAGTTTAATAACTTTATCAAGTTGTGGAATTGTAACTCCAGTGGCTGTCAAAGCAGCGTTGAGGTTATTTACCACATTGGTTGTGATTTGAACATCAAAACCATCGTAACCAAGTGTAAGGACACTTGAATCACACTTAAAATCTGCCCATTCTTCTGCCTGAATAATTCTCCTAAGAGAAGCTTCAGCGATTTCTGCTTCAATATCAACATAAGATCTACCTGAAGCAATCATTGGACCTGTGATGACAGCCGTAGTTCCAAGATATTTATAAGCTGCAGTTTTCTGAACATAAGTAGGATCTGTTGCATTTGGTAACTGACCATCTGCATAGAACAAACTTACTAGACCCAATGGTCCATCTGCTACTGTATCCAATCTTGTCCTTTGATTCCAAAGGTGAGCAAGACCTTCGCCTTTCATTCTAGAAACTCTGTCTCTGAATGGAGTAAGACGATCTGATAAAACAACTATAACAGATTCCAAATCTTGTCTGGCGAGCAAAGAATTAGGAGTAGGACCCGCAAAATTTATGTCAACAGACTTATTGAACTTCTCTAGTGCTTTATCTAATGAACTTTTATAATCCATAAATAATTACTAATAAAACTAATAAATTCCCTCAACTTATCTCCTAACTAAAAGCATTTATTTCTAAATTTATCTAATAACTAGAAGCGAGGAAGCATGCGACCTACATGCTTACGGGATGTATTCTATTCTGCTCCATCTTCTGAAACAGAGGAATATTCTTTTTTATAGACATCGCTGAACTTCTTTGGTTTTTCTGTTTTCTGTACTTCCTTTTCTCCATCTTCTTTCGCTATCAAAGAATATCTGCGACCTTCTTTGGTTGTCATATAGACACCACCCAAGGAAACTGACTTTTTAAACCCTGGTTCTTTCAATAAATCTTTAAGGGCTGTCTGTATTTCTGGATCTTTTTTAATTCCGTCAACTATATGTTTTTCAAAACCCAAAACTGTACTACCTGATTTTGAAAGTTTATCATTCATAGAATTGATGGCATCTGCCATTGCAAATACTAACTTATCCAATCCACAATCTTTTTGAGATTTGGTAGTTGTTTCTGTCTCTTTTGTATCTTCTGCTTTTTCAGCAGTTTCTTTTGTGTCACTATCCATTGCTTTTGAAATTGACTGCATTTTTTCAATTGCAGACTTTATAGCGTATGTATCAGCATCATCTGTTTCAGATGTAACTTTACCGTCAGCTTTTTCTTTGATTTCAGTTTCTTTAGTTTCTGCTTTTTCAGCTTCGACTACTGTTTCCTTTTTATCTTCAGCTTTTTCTGTAGAAATTGATTTTTCCTCAACCTTTGTATCTTCTTTTGATTCTGTCTTTGACATCTTTTCTATTAAACTTGTAAGTGAAGATATACCAGCACTAACCATACTTTTGAAAGAATCGAATGTCTTTTCAGAAATAAATTTTTCTTTTGTTTCTTCAACAACATCTTCTTTCTTATCTTCTGCCTTGGCAGTAGTCTCCTTTGTCTCGGTTTCTTCTGCCTTAACAGTTGTTTCTTTTGTATCTTTTGGATCTTTGTCCATATTTATACTTTTGTTACTATTAATAATAATTGGCGAGACGACTTTCTGCCAAGATTTCTCAGGTATGGATTTTGCAAATGCTTGCATATAATCCAAGCTCCTGTTTTCAAATAAAAACTCTCTATAATGGTCTGTATTTCTGTATGCATCTGCATTTTCACCTTGCTTAGTTATGCTTTTAGCAAAACACCAAGCATCATAATTTGCAGGTCTTTGTGTTATTGAAACTTCATCAAGGAATACATCATAAAATGTCTTTACTAACTTCCCTGTTTTTTCAGAAAATTCCTTGATTGCTTTTTTTACTTTTCCTCCAACGGAAAACCCCAATTTTGTTCCATTTTTTAATGATTGATATAAAATCGGTCCTGCTGGGTGACTGGTATCAATTTCTGCTTTTATCCACATTGCTCCTCTATCATCAAGCCAAGACTTAAAAACTTTACCAACAATTGCAGAATCAGATTTATTATGTTCAATTCTAAGTGGAACTCCTTTTTCATTAACCACATTTACCATTGAGGAAAGAGCACCATCTGACATTCTTTCATTGTCATGGTCTATATTTGTGGTAGAAGCCACACCAGTAATAAACATTTTCCCATTTTCATCTAATGGAACAGCTTTTTCTATATTAAAGGAAAATGAAAACCCTTCTTTATTCTCCGCTCTGAATTGTATAATTTTGTCTTGCATAATTATTTTGCACTTTGAACCCATGTTCCAACTTCTGAATTATCTACGGATAGAAGCTCATATGAGGAAATTCCAGTATCAGCAGTTGTCATGGTAATTTGAGTATTTCCTGAATCGTTAATCGTAACTACCACTGTATATTTTCCATATCCATTATTGGTAACAGAATCAACAGTTACCACTTGATATGTTTGACCCTTATAATTGATATTATCTCCTGCTACTATCTCACTAATACTTGTTGTCTTTTTTGCCATATATTTAATTTTTAAATTTTATAAAATGACCTTTATTTTTTATTCAACATTTCTTTGAATGTTTTTCTTACCATTTCTGGCTCTCTTTGTTTGATTGTCGCCTTTTGTCTTTTTATTTGTATTTCTTTCATCTTAGATACTAAATCTTGTTTCTCTTCTACCACTTTTGGATCTTCTGTTTTTTCTTTAATTTCTTCCAATTTTTCTTGAGTATTAGTTATAACATCAGATTTTCTTGCTTCTCCTTCTAAATCCTGTTCTGCTAATTTTGAATTTGGAATAGAACCTGCGTTTGATATATTAAAATCTTTCTCGGTAATTTCCTTTTTTATGCCCAATTTTTCTTTTATCTGCAAAACACAAGATTCAAACTTTTCTCCTTCCAATCCTTGTGCGTGGCATATAGCCCAAGGGTTATTTTCGGCTTTATTTATACCTTCTAATTTAGCTTTGTGTTCGGCTTCGTCATCTGCCATTTCATCAAAAGTCTCAGCAATATCACGATATTTTTCCTCTCCTGTTTCCTCATCGGCAATCATATCTTGCATACCTTTCCATAATTTTTTGAATTCTTTACTCATATAATTAAGTATACTGTTATTCTGATAATTTTTTGTTTTTTGTTCACTTTTGAGGAATCCTCTCCTCAATAGTTGCTCTCAATGTGGCAACAGTCTTATCCAATTCGTGTAAAGCATTGGCTACATCTTTAATCGCATTACCGTTAGTATTTAAGCCATTATGAATGACTCCCATAGTTTCTGCCTGCATTTTTTCATGTTGCTGAAACAAAATTTGTAAGGTTATTATCTCTTTTTCTCCCTCCTCTTGTGGCTTTCTAAAGTACTGCATGATATTAAAAAGAACTGATAATATCATTATTGCAAAAGCTATATTTGTTGGTGTTAAATATTCCATGTATTTTTATCTAAAACTATTAATAATTTTCTTTATGATGTTCTGACTAGACTTCACACCAATCTCCTTATTGAATAAGTCTAAGAGATATGGAATTGTAATTAGAACTTTTTGTATTGCATTACTAGAGTCTTCCCATCTTTCTTTGTTACCTTTAAATTGATAATCTATTCCATACGCTCTTTTATCATGAGTGATGATGTATTGATTAGATCTTCTATCTCCAAGAACTAATTCCTTTTCAGCTAACCAAAGTTTTGCCAAATCTCTCACTGCTTGTTCATAACTTTTTGGGTCTCTTGCCATATCCGTCAAGACAATTTTATTATCAAGAGTATAGCCATCTACAAAAGAAGAAACTAGGTAGTATGGGAATTTCCTTGAACCACCTTGTCTCGCTCTCCATTTCTCAGAATCATATTCTGGTGTCATGCTACAATATTTATCAAATTCAGCTCTAACCAAGGGGGTTTTTATGATAGTATCAATCACAGTTTGGTATCCAACTTTGTTTACCACAGGAACATTTAACCCCATAGTAGTTAGTTCTGCTGATAAATTTACTTCAAGTTCTTGAGACATTAAATTGACAGCCACTGGTGGTTTTATAATATATCCCTTTCCCGTCAAAGTTTCTACACAAATAAAGGGTTGCGAATATCCTCTATCATCCATCCAAGTTTTATAACCATCAGAAGTGAATATAGATTTTTTAATTTCCTGTTCATTGTATGGTTTTTCGCCTCCAACCATAGAAGAGTTATCTTCAGATTCTTTATTTGAGGGAGCAAGTGCAATATATTCACCTGAACTATTTAACAATCTAGGTATATCTGCCCATTCTGGAAATGGCAACAATCCCATTTTTTCTCTAGTTTCATTTATTGTCATAGTTCCATTTTTAAGAGCAGTATCACAAATTGTAGAAACTACTATCGGATCCGTTCTATCATCTGCCACCCAGTCAAATTCTATATCTTTATATCCAAAGTCTTTCCAGATAATTTCCTGATTGAATACTTCTTTTAATAAATGCAAAATTGAGCCATATCCCTTTTCTTCAGAAATATTTTGCTGAGTTTGAGATGTTGCTTTATTCAAATCATCAACCAATCCAATATCCTGTCCTGAAAGTCCATAAGCAGCAGCAGCTAATCTGGCTAAGAAATTTGTATATTCTAGGAATTGCATATCCCTATTCGTCATATCCTTCAAATTTGTAACTGAAACTCCTTCTGCCCCAGCCATAATTGCAGGTCTATGAAAACTACCTAACATTTCTGAATACAAATATTCTCTCGTAGCTTCAAGATCTTCTTGAGTCATCTGTCCTGCTATATTAATGATAACAGGTGGAAATCCCCCCTCTTCAAAATATGTACTATTAAAATTATCCGCACTCAAAAGATTTGATACCACCCCAATAATTCCTTCAATTGGAGCTAATCCATATCCAAAATTCTCCATTGAACCTTGTGGATGCATATGGAAATGAATAAAGTCGTGTTTTGGCCAAACTCCTACTATTTGTCCTGCTTCTGGTCCACCGTAGGCAGAACTCTCCAAAACTTGGACATACGAAGTTTTTAATAGTGTTTGACCATCCTTTTTTGTATTTATAGGTATTTCTACATCCTGATTACCATGCTCATCAAAAACAGGTCTTATTGTAGCCGAATCAATAAAATGTAATTCTGCTAATTTTCCATCTTCATACCTAGTCTTCTCAAGAGAAACAGAATCAAGAGTTAATAGGTCTTCAAGCATTTTGTCCAACAAAGTCCTAAATGTTTCATCATTTTGATTTGGATGTCTAAACAATTCTTCCACTTCTTCTATCTTAGATTTATCAACATCAACTAAGGGATCTCTAGATTTAATAACCCACTTTGTCTTGGTTATCTTTTCTTTTAGTACATTTATACAAATCCTTATAACAGCAACAGAATTAGCAGCCCTCCTAAGAGTATCAAAAGATATCTGACCTGGTTTTGATAGACCCTTCTCTATCATCCTCTTGTTTCTTTGTCTTCTTGTTTCAAAAGCAAAAGATCTACTATCTGTTGTTTCTACTTTATTTCTAGATTTTATAAAATAAGATATATCTTTTGGAACAACCACAGAACTTTTTTGTTTGGATTCTACTATTCTGGTGTTTATTTCTTTAGTTTCTTCCATATGTTTATTAGTTTAAAATACACTCTATATATTAAGTATACTGTTATTCTGATAATTTTTTGTTTTTTAGTGCAATTCTGATATTCGAATAATGTTTATAATAAATATATGGGGTAGTTCTGAGTTCTTTTATTATCTCTCTACTACTATAACCAAAAGATTTCAGAACCAGAATCTTTGATTGTTCCATTGATAATGAAAATATTAATGATTCTATGTCGATATCATTTAGATGGTTAGCAGGATAATATCCAGAAGATTCAAGTATTGAATCACTGTCTTCATTAGTTAAATATTCACTTTCTGATATATCGGTACTATTTATTATTAGGTTTTTCCAATTTTTCTTCACACTCTTTAATATCATTACTTTTATGCCATAATCCAATCATGGAAGGAGTCCATTCATTCAAAAACCAATCAACATATTCTGATGTACAGCTTTTTCTTTTAACAATATGAGACACTGCAAAACTGTCCACAAAGAATTTATAGAGTGCTCTAGCAGTTTGTCTTTTTCTTAAAGGTGAAAAAATATCTGAGAGAATATAATCTCCATAATCCTTCTTTATTTTCTTATCCATCTGCTTGTGTTCCTTGGTAAATTTATCTTCTTCTCTCTTTATCCTTTTTAGAACAAATCTAAAAAAGTCTGCTATATTCTCCGTTTTAGAATCTTCTTGCTTATTTTGTTCAATCCACAGTTTGGTAGTTCTTGCTAAAAGAATTTGGCAAGCTGCAATAGTTTCTTCATGTGGTAAATAAGCTGGTAAACCAGGAAGAGTTGGAGCTTTTGGATCGTCAATAATTTTATCTATAAAACTATCTTTAGCTAAGATACCTTTTTGTCTTAACATTTCATCTGCTATTTTGGCAGATTCTTTTAATTGTTTTAGTGGTGGTCTATTTTTTTTCATACTCTTCTTGTTTCTTTAGCACCCTTAGAATCAAATTCTGGGTGGTCTTGTCCAATAAATACTCCCATCATTCCTGGGGGTGGAGGTAGAGGTTTAACAGCCCTTTTTACAACCTTTGTAACATCTGGATTTATTGTTCCGACTATATCATCTGGAAGTTTTGTTTTGTTCTCAACTTTTAAATCTTCAACCTTTTCTATAACAGTTTTTTCACCAATATTTGGGACAATATGAGTTGGTTCATCAATAGAAACTATTTTAAACTTCACTCCTTTCTTCTTGAGAATTTTAATAGTCACTAGCTCAGCTTCATTCTCTGGCAAAAACTCTCCTGTTACTTCACATTTAACATATTTTATGGTTTTCATTTTATTTCAACATTTAAACCAATAAGTTTATTAACTATCTTGACTTTCTCATCATCTGGCATTTTTCTTGATAAAGGAGGATTAGAAATAAGCATTGTCAATTCATTAATAACAGAACTTTTCCTTTCAACCCCATTTATCTTTTTAGTAATCCAACCAAGAAAAGTAAGTGTAGACATTTCCTGAATGGTTGTGTCTCCTATCTTGGTTTCTAATATCTCTTTATTTGTCATTTTTTTCTGTTATTTTAATAACTTCATTACCAAAAAAACAATCATGTCCATTATCTCCAATCAATCTTTTCTTATAATTAGGACATACAAATTTTTCTCCGTAGTTTCTTTGACCCGTTACTTGGTCGTAAGCAGATGATAATCGATGTCTCCAGCAATCACCCCATCCATAGTCAACTACAATACATTCTTCTGCTGGTACTCTTTTTTTTATCATTTTCTTTCCGCAAACAGTACAATAATGTTCTTTTATTTTATCCATTTTTATTTTGTCTTAACTCTTCCGCTTCTTCTCTTTCCTTTTTAATAATTTCATCGACCTCTTTATCAAAAATAGAATAGACTTTCCCATTTTTATCAACGAATGTTCCAAAACCTTTTTCTGCCATTCTTTGCTGTGCTATGGCGGTTGTTCTTTCTACGATTGTATTGGCACAGCTTTCAAATCTATCCGATAAATCTCTCAATATCTCTTTTGCACTTCTAACACCGTCTATTCCCTCTCTAACAATTCTTGCCATATTATGTAACGCCAAAACAAACATTTCTGTAAATTGCTCAAAATCAAATCTCATCTGTTTCTTAAACATTCTCGTCTCTTTGGTGTGAGTTCCTTTGCTCAAGAATAGTTCCATTAAGAAGGAACCTTGCTCTTTGCCTCTCTCAAATAAGTATTGTGCAATAATTGCATCTTTCCTTTCTCTTGGCATGTCAGCATCAAGCAATGTCATAGCAACATCTCTATCCTTTGTTCCACTTCTGACAAGAACCATTTCTTTACTCTTACCTGACATTTTATCAGTGACAGTTATTTTCTCATCTTTCATGTTCCCCAATGCTTTTAGTTTTTTATAGTTTTCATCATCTTCACCAACATTAATTTCACCACCAAGAATAATTTCAACAGGAGTGGACTTCTTTGCAATTTCTTTGGTTGCCTTTTTTGGTTTATCTATTACTTCACAGAATTCTCCGCAACCAGAGCATTTATATGCCCAAACACCATTTTCATCTCCTGCCAACACCTCTTTTTTACAGCATTGACTAATTACTTCTTTATTTGATATTTTAATCATATTTTTATATTCCAGGTTCAAAATGCCACTTGTTCATAAAGTTTTGCTTATCCGTATTACAATCTTCTGGCTTCTCAAATAACTTCCAGTCAATGTCAAACGAATAGAAAGGTATCCTATTGCTTACAATAACTTCATATCCTTTACTGTAAAATTGTTGCCAAATATCTCTAGAGAGGTAATTGTGAGTTTTTATTAAGGGATCTATAACTATCATTTCAGCCGAATATCTAGCCATACCCCAAAAATTCATATCCATATCCCTATTTTCTCTAGGAAGATTATAAATAGTATTGTCAAATTTTTCAGCTTCTATCAAACCTCTTACATTAAGCCCCGATACAGTCATTACATCTCCTCTGTTTATTCTATCAACCATCATATCTATGGAGTTGTATTGTAACATTATCCAAGGATTTAAGAACAAGAGGAATTTCGCATCAGTTTCGTTTAACGCTGCGAAAACTCCTTCGTCTATATAATCAGAATATGAAGAACCTGTGGGTACAGAAACTCCAAATGAATTTCCACCAAATGATTTAGCCCCTATTGATTGGGTTATATTGTTTATCAGTCTTTTGTCCTCCGCAACAAATATTATATACATCTCATGAGAATTACTAACAACTCTATCCATCACAGTTTTAAATACTTCCAAATTGAGTGGGTTATCTTTTACATCTTTCCAATATCCAAACAATGGTATTATTATGGCAACTTTTGACTTTGCTGTCATACTAATGAAATCATTTAGCTTTGAGTCTAAATTTTCAATTGCTTGCCTATCATTTTCTGTAATCTTTTCTATATTTTTTTCTTCTTGTGTTTTCTCTTCCACCACCTTTTCTACTTTTTTCTCTGCTTGTTTTTTATTTTGTTTTAATTTCTTTTTTGCCATATTATTTGTTGAAAGGAGTTTTAAAGGTCTCTTGACCTGGAGACCCACCCCATTTTCTTTTAAAATATCCTCTATTTATTTCAAACTGTGGACTTGGACACATCAACTTTCCATCCCCTAGAGCATCCTTCTGTGTCTTACTACCATAATGATAAAAAATAGAGCTTTCTAATGTACATACCTTTTCTCCTACTAATTGCATTCTGTATCTATAATCTAAGTCCTCAAAATATGCTGGCTTAAATTCTTCATCGAATCTACCGACCTTTTCCCAGCAACCCTTTGATACTACAAAACAAGAGTAATTTAACTCCTTATACTCAAACTTTTCTATCGGGACAACAGCCATATCCATATATTCCTTTGATACAGAAGAGGCAGAAGGTTTCCAAAGTTGACCGATATCCCAACTTGAGACACAACTGTATTCTTTATGATTTTCAAGAAATTCTACTAACTTATCGAATGTCGTTGGGTGAAATAAAGTATCATTATTTATTATTGCTACATAATCTGCCCCCATACCAAACGCAAAATCGCAACCTTGATTCCACGATTTAGCACAACTTTGTCTGTCTGCATTATCTATCACTAAGAATTTGTTTTTGTCTAGTTTACGACATTCTTCTGATGTTTCATCAGTTGAGGCATTATTAATAATGACAACCTTATCAAGATATTTCGATTGAATACAGTCAATACAATTTTTAGTGTATTTTGACCATAAATTTATTACGGGAATTACTATAAATAACTTCATATTTGTTTTGACCAGATTAACCCTGCTACATTTACTTTTTCATAAACTTCATCAACTGCTCTCCTCGTTTGTGGGTCATTATAATCATGTCCAGAAACAACTCCACCTTTTTTAACTTTACTCTTCCAATTTTCAATATCTTGTTTTACTGCATTGTATGAATGGTCTGCGTCTATAAACAATAAATCAAATTCAATATTATTTATAGTTTTAACTGCTTCGTTGGTTGTTCCTTTAATCCAAATAACTTTCAAACCAAATTTCTCAACATTGTTAAGAAATTCTTTTTGTATATCTTCTCCATCTTTTACTTTGCATGTTAGACTTCCCTCATTTCCCATAAAAGTATCCACGACCATAACATTCAATTTTTTTCTAATTATTATATCAGCCACAGAGCAAATACTTCTTCCTTTCCAGCATCCAAGCTCACAAATAGTTCCTCCATCTAGAACAAGTTCAACTAATCTCCTATATTCCTTAATATCTTCGTCCGTAAACCACCCTTGTGGCAATTCTGGATCCCAGCGTCCTTTTTCAAAATAATTGAACTTAACATACAATTCTGGATGATAACTAATCTTTAATCCTTGTGATTCAACCATTTTCATAATACTTTCTGCCATAACCCCATCCCATGAATAGGTACAAGGTATCTCAAGTTGTTTTAGCACTTTTCCTTTAATGATATAAGAATCTGGTCCACAAAAGCCATATTTCATATTTCCAGGGGCGGCAACTAGGTCTGTAATAGCGTGTGGAACGCGTGAATCTGGCGGTATGTGCTGTCCACGCTTTAAAGTGACCATTATTACATCATCATCTAATTTCCTTATAGCATCAAAGAATCCTTGTGGATAATAGTCATCGTCATTGAAGAAAGTATAATAATCATCATCTACTATGGTTTGTCGGAATGTCTTCATAAATTCTATAGTCTTAGTTGACCATTTGAATTGTTTTGGTAGTTTAGTTTCATCTATTGGGTATATATTTAACCAGTGAGGAATACATTGCATATCGACACAAAGAATCTTACTTAATTCATCTTTCTTCAATTCATCACAGATAATATGCCATTGTATGTTTTGTTTCTCAAACATAGGAATAAGCTCTGGTAGCAAGTGATATCTGGAGAATGGTGTTATTACATTTATCATTTTCATGCTTTTAAATATTTATTAAATATATCTCTTATCGTATCAAGAGCTGGTTCTATGTCTTTTTTATCTTTTGGATTAATAAGGTTATAGATAGTATTTGGTTCATCTCTTTTCATACGAAGTATTACATTAAATGCTCCAGTTCCTCCACCATTAATATAATGCACATAATCTTTATCCTCATAATATTTAAGATAAGCAAGAGATTCTAAATATTCTTTTACTATTTCTTGTGTTTTTCCCCTACTTAATTTTTTATCTAAATCTTTATTCATTTTATTCTATCATAAACCATTAATGTATTCTTAAAATAGAAAAAGAATGGTTCTTCCTTTTCCATTTCTTTTCTTACTCTTGCAGTTTCTTCTTTGTTCAATTTGAATCCTCTTTCTAAAAGTTTACCCTCTATATATTCATTGCTCCTTTCATTTACATGTCCTAATCCCGTTTGCCCTGGAATCGCCCAAGATAGAACTAATCTGGAGTTACATTTATATGTTATATTATTTAGAAAAATATCTTCATATTCAGGATAAATGTGTTCGCCAACTTCTATGGATAATGAATTATGAGGTGTATCCAATAAAGTTTCCTTTCCTCTCATATCTTCAGACAAATCCTGTCTAAAGATTAGTATTGATGATTTATCTTCTTTTGTTTCTGGATGTCCTTCAAATCCAAAAGCGTGATAATCTTTTTTTAGTAGATAATTAATATAATCCCCACATCCACAACCAAAATCTACAACACTGTAAATAAAAAAAGGAAATAAACTTGGTAATAACTCCATTAATACCTTTGAAGTATGATGATTCTGTATTGCTTGTTCTTTTGTCCAATATGTTTTATTCTTTTCTCCCATTTTTCCATCTTCCTGGTTGGAAGTAATTAAAATTAATAAACAATTCTGGTAAATAAGTCACTTTATAATTCTTAGCTAACCATTCCATCATCAATCCATCTGCGTGAGATACATTCTCGTTGAAACGAATCTTCCTAAGCACTTTACCTTTGACAATGGCTTGCATACATCCACATTTTCCAACTACCATATTTTCTGGACAGGCAAGTAGTGTCGATATTCCATGCTTGCAAATTGCATCTTTTGGTATAGAATCTCCTCTTTTTAGAGACACAACCAAAACATCTTCATTATGATTTTTTATTTCATCAATTAACCCCTCTGGAATGCCGTCATCATCGCATAATATTATATAATAGTCTTCATCATTAATTCCTCCATCATTTCCATCGAATGATTCAATCATTCTATTTATTTTCCTATAAGGATAGGCACCATCTACTTTCCCCAAATTTTTAGCAATCATGGGAAATATTTCTTTGTCAGACAATTCATTTCTTATATCATCCCTTATAAATGAATTATATTGGTCTTCTGAAAATATTAATGTCCAACTATCAAATCCTTTGAAATTTTTAAACAAATTACAAAAATTCTCAGGTCTGCTAAATGGCGTTATTATATGTAATTTATTTTTTGATACCATAGAAATATATATCATCTCCATTAGGCGACCTTTCGATGTGAACATCCGTCATTTGATAATGTGGCAAGAATTCATCCCTAATCATTTTTACTGTTATGTTTTTATAATAGTCGGGACTTGTTCCCCATAAATTTGAATCACCAGTTGTTTTTTTAGTTCCATGTTCTGGTCTACTAAACCCTGCTGCTGAAAATACCAGTAATCCACCAGATTTTAATTGATTATACATGTTCTTTAGAGATTTTAACCAGTGTTCATCATGCTCTAACATTTCACCTGAAACAACAGTATCTACTTTGAATTGACTATCAAACTCATGTGCCTTGGATATTACATCGACATTCTTACCTTCGTGTATGTCTACTCCGACATATTCACTATTCTCAAACAAATCTTTTAGTGAACCATTTACATCTAAAGAACCGAAGTCAATTACTCTTACACCATAGAAATTATCAGGGTATTTTTTCTTTACTTTCTCAAAGAATGCTCTTTGTGCTGGATGTGCCATAGTATTTATTCTTGTTTATCCTCTACAACTTCCGTTCTATCAACTGACTCAATAATTTCTGGTTCAAGCTCTTTAATAATATCCTTACCAACTAACCTTAATACTCTTTCTGGTGTCCTCGCAGAGAATTCTTGTTCATTTACATCTCCAACTTTTGACGCTTTGGCAATCCATTTCTTACCTTCTCCAGACAAATTTATTATATATTCCATATATTTATTTTATCGCTTCTATTAATTCTACAATTTTGACTAAGTCAAGACTTTCCTTCGGTTCCAATGGATTTGGATTGTTAACAATGATATCCCTTATTACTCCCAAAGATTTCTCTACTGCTATTGGAATTTCTATAATAACCTCTTTATCCATCAATTCCTTATATTCTTTATTCAATTCTTCTCGTTTGTCCTCAATAATCTTATAATTACCTCTTTCAATCTTGCAAACACCTTTGTCATCCTTTTCGCTAAATTTCTCTAACATCTCAACTCTTGCTTTTTCTCTAATTTCAACAAATGGTTTAATTGATTTTACAAATTCATTTCTTATCCTAGATCTTTCAAATGGTAGACTAATTGATGTTGCTTCCACCAATATGTCTAGCATGTCATTTGTTAATTTTAATGTTTTTGCCATACTTTAATTATTAATAACTTCTATTTCTCGCTCCTCTCATAAGCTGTCTAAATATTTCTTTTTGATATTTATCTTCACACTGCTCTGAAATTACTTGTAAGTCTGCTTTTCTTTCCATTTCTTTTACTTTGACAGGATCTTTGAGTTCACTAGCAGATTCAACTGGTTTATTAACCTTATAATCCGTAGTAGGCACAAGTATTCGACCTCCTGATAAGTCTCTCATCTCACTATACGCAAACCATAATGACATAAGAATATCTCCAGTGTGTCCATCGGGGAACGCTCTCATTTCGTTCAATAGTCTATTTACTATCTTTACTGTTCTAGGGTCTGTCTGGTCGTAGGGTATTACAAGTTTACCAACTTCTGCTAATATTGCCAAACTATTTACTCCAATGGAAGAATCAAACTTTTCTCCTCCTGTATGATATCCTCTTATATTTTTAACCTTATTTTCTAAATCTCTTACTATTGCTTGCTGATATCCTACATTTTCAACTCTTATACCATTTGGCTGTATAACTTCGTCAACATTTATAATCTTCTGTCTTACTTGGTCAGGTGAGAACTTTCCTACATCTATATCCCTTATTACCACATCTCCGTCTTTTATCTCACCTTCGCCATTTTTAACCCTATCTAGAGTAAGTAAAGAAGTATCATCATTCCATTCTTTTTCTCCTATTGCCAAGTCAACTCCCGAAGTAGTCATACCAGAAATAAACTCTTTTCTCTTTTCACTTTGCAATCTCAGTTTTGCACCTTTTCTTATTGCTTCTTCTAGCCATTCATCTTTAAACTTTTGAGAAGGTCTGTTACTTGGATCACACTGATACATTCTAGCAAAAGAGTATGAATCAGATAACCTTATTAAATATAAATCTTTGTATGTAAATCTATCTGGCCAAAGAACTTCTACTCCATCATCCATCAACACTTTATTTGCTTGGTAAAATTCTTCTGCCTTCTGCTTCCTGTCTTCTAGTTTTAATGATTCATCTAAAATGATTACAGACCATTGTTGCCATAGTTCTGGATGATTGGATTCATGAATAATTGCAGGTTTTCGGCTTCTATAATCAAATTGATTGTCTTTTAATAATCTAGCAACTAAATCATCTTGATGCCATGTATTACCCAAACATATAATTCTACCTCCTGGAACTAGAACTGGAATAACAGTAGTCCTTATCCAATCAATAATTTTTAATCTTTGTTCTTCTGTTTGGCTATTTTCCTGATTGACAATATCGTCAAGGATAATCTCATCAGCTCTTTTGGAAAGAATTGAACCGAATACTCCGATTGCACAGATGGTCGGATCTCTTAATTTTAAATCTTCTCTCTGTATTGTTAAAGAATTACCAGACCAGTCTTTCTTTGCTTTGATATTGCCTTTAAGCTGAGGTATAACTCCTTGATGTAATGGATCTATGTAAGTTGCATACAATTGGTATTTTTCATTCTTATCTATATTGGCCATTATTGTTCCTAAAGAACTTTGAGAAATGCTTGCTGTACTAGATACTAACAGTATTCTTATATTGTGATTATCTGCAATTCTCCAAAGAGGGTAACCAACAGATAAGTGAGTTGTCTTTCCATGTCCTCTGGCATAAGCTACAACAATTTTAAAATACAATTTTATATTGGTAAGTATATCATCCAACTCATCTTGAAATGGAGCATTATTAAACTCCATAACCTCTTCCATAAAGAGATTAAATTTTTCCTTGCAAGCTATCCATACTTCTTTAAATGGCGGCATCTGGTTTTTTACTATTTATATAAGCTAAAGTTTTTGATTTAACAGTCGTAGTTGTGGTCTGTGTTTCTGCTATTTTTTCAACTTGTTGGAAAACTGTTGCACCATTTGGAAATAATGGGTTTTCGGGTTCTCCAAATTCTTCCTTATTCCTTTTTACTAACCACCATTTTGAATCCTCTACATTTCCTCTCATTATGGAATCTATTAAATTTGTCTTAGCCATCATATTTGGATTTTCTCTGATAGCTTCCATTTGTGCCGAAAAACTGGGGAATTTCCTTTTATAATTTATAAGCGTGTCTCTGTCAATACCTGCAAAAAGACTTGATTCCCTATCGTTATATCCTTTTGCACAAGCCCATAATATTTTTTCTACTACTTCTGGTGTCATTACTGTTGGTCTTCCTACTTCTCTTATTATTATTGGTTGATGAATAACTGGTGAAATATATTGATAATTTTTGTATTTTGTTTTTCTTCTTTGTCTACTACCTTTGCTAGTATCTTTCTTACCAGACAAGATTTCTTCTCCTGTTTCCAATACATCTTGTTCTATTGATAAATCATTTACATCTTCCATATTCTATTGTATAGTTTTATCATTAAGTTCAAGCCACAATTTTGCTACTGCTTCATCTGGTGTTTTTCCTTCCTCTGCTATTGCCATACCATCTTTTCCAAGGCCAGAAGCACAAGCCAAAAAGCCATCGCCTTGGTAATATCTAATAAGTTCATTAAATTTATCTCCACACGCTTCTATAAGTTCTGAAAGAGTTGGAATCTTATACCATTCTCCCTTTACAACGATTTTATTAAAAGCTATTTCCAATTCATCTTTTGAAATAACGATACTTTTATTATCTTTGTTAATCCATATTTTGTCTCCAATACAAATACTTGTGACTGGAAACCCTGCATCTTTTAACTGTTTTGCTAGTTTGTAATCCATAATTTTATTCTACCAGCACTAGCTAAGTGTTTTCCCTTAACTAGAACTGTCGCGCTCTCCGATTTCTGCACTCTTGGCGAGTGCTGGTAAAATACAATCAACTGTTTAACTCTCTAATAATCAATTTCTTACTTCTTTTAAACTTATATTGGTCAGTATAATAAATCTTTGTGGATCTATGGTTCTTCCTCGACCAGTTTTCTATTAAAACTCTATTTGCAACTGACTTTTTTCTATTTTTAAATTTCATATCTTTGCCATTGTGGGACATATCTAGGCGGTATAGTCCGTGGCAAGCGGAGTACCTCATTTGCATCCCA